TTATTTTGCACATTAGATTCTAACCAAGCATTATTAAGTGCAAATGTTCTAAATGCTGGTACTACTATGTTAGGAACAAATGGAACAGCTTGTGGTGTAAATGGCACTTTATGTATGAAGAAAGGCAAATGGTATTGGGAAGTCAAATTAGGAACTGATAGAACTAGTTCAGATTCAGCAACGATTGGAGTCTATAAAGCAAATAGTAATGCAAGTATTAGATGGATGAACACAGGCTCGAATGGAATCGTAGGTAAAGAAACAGGTGGCTATTTAGGTAATCAAGGAATGTCTTATCAACCATTAACAAGTACACCAAACATAATCTCAGATGGAGATAGTGGCACAGTAAACTATGGCTCACAAGCATCAGAGAACGATATTATTATGGTGGCATTAGATTTAGATAATGGTAAATGGTGGCTAGGTAAAAATGGTACATGGTTTAATGCACCCTCAACTTCAAATGCTGGAGTTCCTAATACAGGAGCTAATGCTGGTATTAGTTTTGCAGTAGATGGAGATTACTGGGGTGTTAATGTTACATCAGCAACCAATCAAGCAAATAATACAAACAAACATATGTATGTAAATTTTGGCGAGGGAAGATTTGGAACAACAGCAGTTGCAAGTGGAAATTCAGATGATGCTGGTCAAGGTACTTTTGAATATGACGTACCAGCTGGATTTTATGCAATCTGCACAAAAAATTTAAAAGATTATGGATAGGAGATAATATATGGCTTATACAGTAATAGCAAAACCTAGTTTACATTTTACAACAGACATTTATGCTGGTAGTTCATCAGCTAAAACGATAACAGGAATACCTTTTAAACCTGACTTTGTAATAACTAAAGACAGAACAGAGGCTCATGAATGGGGATTATATGACTCTAATCGTGGGATTAAAAGATGGCTTAAATCATCATCAGCTCAATCAGAAAATAATAATGCTGGTGCATCAGTGGTTGATGCAAGTTTAACTGCATTTACTAGTGATGGATTTACTATTGCAACAATGTCTACTGACCCAATAGGAAATAAAAATGGGAATGAGTTTAATACTCATATGTGGAAAGCGAATGGTGGCACGACCAGTACGGACAGCAATGGAAGTATTAACAGCACAGTTCAAGCAAATACTTCGGCTGGATTTAGCATTGTGACTTACACTGGAAATGGAAGTGCCTCGACAATTGGACATGGTTTGGGTGTTAAACCTAAAATGATATGGATAAAAAATAGGTCTGCTGGAGATAATTGGACTGTATATTTTGGAGATACAAATATAGTAGCTGACCCTGAAACAGATTTTTTTGAATTAAATGCACTATCAGGAACACAAGATGCTACTTATTTTAATGATACAGCACCTACAACAAGTGTATTTTCTATAGGCACAGACCATAGAGTCAATGCAAGTTCAGAAAACTATGTTGCATACTGTTGGGCAGAAGTTCAAGGATTTAGCAAAATGGGTATCTATATTGGTAATGGTGTGGCAACAAGAGGTAATATGGTTTACTGTGGATTTAGACCAAGATTTATTTTAGTTAAAAAACAAGATGGAAACGAAACTTGGCATAACCAAGATGTATCTCGTAGCATAAGAGAAAAAGATGGCTCTGCTGGTATAGAGGGTAATCCTAGACAACAAAGATTATCTTATAATTCTGGAGATGTAGAAAGTTCTTCTAATGGTACTTGTGATTTCTTTGCAACAGGATTTAGATTTCAAGCAAATGATTCTCGATATAATTCTGAAAATGCAAAATATTTATTTTATGCAGTAGCAGAATCATCAATCGTAGGAACTACTGGATTAGTAGGTTTATCAAAGTGAAAGTTACCAACGAAAAGTTGTTTGACATGATGGTCAAACTAGATAATAAAATGACTTCTTTAGAAGATAGAATAATGGTAGTAGAGGCAGTCATGAATAGAGGTCGTGGTGCTGTCACATTGTTAGCATGGCTCGGTGGTATTGTTGCTATCGTAATAGGATATTTTTATCAGAGGTAAATTATGGCTGGACTTAAAATACACACAGCTCAAACTGATTCTGCAATTACTTTAGCTGAACTAAAAGCATATTTAAAAGTGGATTCATCAGATGATGATGTAGTTTTAAATATTATTAAGCAAACAGTAGATTCATGGGCTAAAGAATACACTCATAGAACTTTATGCACTACTACTTATCAATTATTCATTGATGATTTATCAGATTCTAATGTTCCATTAAGAGAGGGAATGTATGATGGGATTGATCTAGTTTATAATAAAAGACCGATACTTTTACCTTTCTCGCCTGTCGCATCAATAACTCATGCTAAATATTATTCAGATGATGACACAGCGACAACATGGTCAACATCAAACTATCGACTAGATAATGCAAGTGTTCCAAGTAGATTTACATTACAAACAGGAAAAACATATCCAACAGGGCTCAGACCAGTCAATGGATTTGAGATACAATATGTTGCTGGTTATGGAGATAACACTGCTGTACCCATGCAAATAAAACAGGCTTGTCTTGTTTATGGTAGCTATCTATTTGAAAATAGAGGCGATAATGAAAAATCAGTCAAAGCACCATATTCGGCTACAGCATTATTACAACCTTTCGTAGTCACTCAGTTATCTACGAATCCTTATAAAACGAATAAAACATACAGGTATGGAGTTATCGGCTAATTATGTATCTAGGCGAGTTCAGAAACAGAGTCGCTTTACAAACTCTCGGTGGTAGTATTGATGCTGGTGGTGGTACATCAACGTCATGGTCTACAGAGGCAACAGTTTGGAGTAAAGTTGAAAATATCTCAGGCTCAGAGGGTTTATTTGGCGACCAAATTAGAGCCACAGGTAGTTTTAAGTTTACAATAAGATATTACTCATCACTCACAACTAAGTACAGACTATTGCACCGATCTAAAACTTTTGAAATATCTAATATAAGAATTTTAGATGAGGGTAAAGAAAGATATCAAGAAATAACAGCAACAGAGGGTGTAGCATTTGGGAATTAAAGTCACAATTAAATCTAATATGCCTAAAAATGTAAGTTCTGCAAAAAAAGAATTTAACAATAGTGTTAATCGCTATTTAGACAGGGTAGGCACATATTTTAAGGCAAAGATTCAACTACATATACAAGCAAGTCCACCGACAGGGAGAACTTATACCCATGATAGTGAGGGTAAAAAAAGAGGTATACCACATATAGCCTCATCTAAAGGAAACCCACCAAGAATTGACACTAGTTCTTTGTTTAATAGTATACAATATATAAGAACAAAAGATTTAGAGGGTGAAGTTAGTGTTGCAACAAGAAAAAACTATGCAGAAACACTAGAGATGGAATTAGATAGACCATTTATGGGTCAAAAAAGTATGGCATATAAAAACACATTAAAATTTGGTAAAGCAAGAGCCAAAGAAATAGGTATTAAATAATGGGTTATCATTCATTCGACTTACAAACAGCAGTTTTTAGTTTGCTCTCAGGTGATAGCACATTAGATGGATTAGTCGGAAATAATAAAATATTTGATTCAGTAGCACCACAAGATACTGCATATCCTTATGTAATAATTGGGTCAGAATCAATCCGAGATGTTGGAACTTCAACATTAGATGGCAATGTTTATAACATAGATATTGAGGTATGGTCACAATATAGAGGTCAAAAGCAGATCAAAGAGGTTATGGAAAGAATTTACAATTTAGTCAATAATGCTACAATATCGGTAAGTGGAGCATCATCTGTTATGAGTTATGTAAATAATGTAACAACAATGACAGAGGTTGATGGTATCACAAGACATGGTATAGTGAATATAGACTTTACTGTATATGACAACTAAATAGGAGTAATAAAATGGCAGTCCAAAAAGGTAGTGCAGTTTTAATGAAGATAGGTAATAGTGCATCTCCTGAAGTATTCACTACTATTGGTGCTTTAAGAAGTACATCTATCACAATTAATTCTGAACAAATAGATATCACAAACAAAGATTCATCAAGAAATAGAACATTATTAGCTGGTGCTGGTATTAAATCATTTAGTGTTTCAGGTAGTGGAATATTTGATGATAGTGCTAGTCACCAATCTGTATTAACAGCTTTTCAAGGAGCTACATTTATCAATTTTCAATTTCTTGTTCCTGATTACAATACCTTTACAGGTGCATTTCAAGTCACAAGTATAGAATACTCAGGTGAATATAATGATTCAGCTCAATATTCTTTATCATTTGAAAGTGCTGGTGCAGTAACTATAGCAACAGTCTAGGAGTAATCTAATGTGGCAAGAAACAGAAATTACTATTGGTGGTAAGAAAGTAAATGCACAAGTTAATAAGTCAAACGACATGATAGAAATAGAAATGATGTTTGACTTAAAACTTCTTAAATCTACTAGTGTGACTATAGATTCAAAAGATTATAAAATTGAATCTATAGAAGATGTAGGAGAAAGAGGAGAAACTTTAAAAATAACTATTGAGGATAAAAACAATGACAAACCAGTTAAGAGCAGAAACGACACTAAAATTTCCAAATGATGTAAGTTACAAGGCTAAGATGTCGCTTGACACTTGTATGAATATTGAATCGGCACTCAATATGTCGATTTATCAATTAGCTACTAAACTATCAACAGGTGGATTAATAATTACAGATATTATTACTATAATAACTTTAGCTGTCCGATCAGGTGGAAATGATATAAAAGATGCTGATACGAAAGCATTAGTTTCAGATATTGGAATGACAAAAGCTATTGCAATGGTTGGTGATTTGCTTACATTAGCACTGATGTCAGGTGATGAAGAAACTGATGAAAAAAAAAATCAAACCGAAAAGGTAATTTAAAACTGCCTGTAGAAAGATGGTTTGAAGTCTGTGTTGGTATGATGCACTTATCTCCTGAGTGCTTTTGGAATATGTCAATCCGAGAAATCACTATGGCAATCAATGGTTTTAAAGAATATAATGGGAATAATGAAAAACCTATGGATAGGTCTGAATTGGATAGTTTAAAGGAAATGTACCCTGATTATTGATTGTCAGGTTAATTTGTTAAGGTAATTACCTTGATAAAAATATAAAACTGAACGAAAAGGAAGATATGGCAACTGAACTAGATAAATTAATTGTAAAAATCCAAGCTGACATAAGTGGTTTAAAGCAAGGATTAGATAAAGCAAATTCTCAGGTTTCAAAAAGCTCAAAGAAAATGAGAACTAATATGCAGAAGTTCGGAACTACTCTAGATAGAGTAGGAAAAAGAGCATTAGCATTTGGCTCATTATTTGCTGTTGCATTTGGTGGCATACAGATCAAGAGAGTTATTGATGCTGGTCGAACAGTTGAAGATTTAGGAGTCAGGTTAAAAGCATTATTTGGAACAGCCGAAGAGGGCTCTAAAGCATTTAAGGTCATGCTTGATTTTGCTGGTAAAGTTCCATTTAGTCTTGGAGAAATACAAAAAGGTGCTGGTAGTTTGGCAGTGGTGTCAAAAGATGCTAATGAACTGGCAGAGATATTGGAGATTACTGGTAATGTCGCTGGTGCGACTGGACTAGACTTTAGACAAACAGCCGAACAAATACAAAGGTCTTTCTCATCAGGTATAGCATCAGCAGATGTATTTAGAGAACGAGGTGTTGGTGCAATGCTTGGTTTTCAAAAAGGAGCAGAAGTCAGTGTAGCTGAAACTGTAAGAGTTTTTAAAGAGCAATTTGGCAGTGGTGGTAGATTTGGTAACGTCACAAAAGATTTAGCCAAGACATTGACAGGTACTTTATCAATGCTCTCAGATAAATTGCTACAATTCAGATTAGCAGTATCAGAAACTTTCATGGTGGAAATCAAGAAACAATTAACAGGAATGAATAATGCACTGCAAGATTCTACAAAAAATGTCGAAAAAATTGGAAATGAGATCGGTAAAAAACTAGCTGGGGCTGTGTCATTGTTTGCTGAAAATATTGATGTTGTAATAAGAGGCTTGACAGCATTGGGTGTTTTTCTTACAGGTGCAATGGGATTGGTTATTTTTAATTTTGTTGCTGGTTTAGGTGCTATAGGTACGGCAGTTTTAGGAATTGGTACTGCTTATACATTACTTGGTAATGTTTTTGCTAAAACTGATAAATTTATAGACCCTTATGCAAATAATACAAAAAGGGCAACCGATAATACACATGAATTGGAAGATGCTCTCAAGGATATTACAAAAATGAATAATTCTACAAAGTGGTTTGCTACTTTGAGAGATGCCTTAGGAGAAAATGTTTTTAAACTAAAAGAAGTTAATGAAAATATAAAATTAGTTATTGTTTCAGAAGAACAAATGAAAGAAATTACTCAGGATTTAGAAAAAGTATTTAATGATGCTGGAAAAAGTATATCAAAAGCATTTGGTAAAGCAGTTGTTTCAGGTGGAAGTTTTAGAGATTCTATGAGATCAATATTAATAAGTGTTTCAGAACAAATAATTGCGACAATTAGTCAGATTTTAATTATCGACCCTTTAATCAGAGGGCTAACTAATTCTTTAAAGCAATACAACAAAGAAATATCTATGTCTGTTAGTGGTAAAAAAGGTGGTGGTTTTTTTGATACAATTTTAAATGTAGGTGTTAATTCTTTAGTAGGTGCTTTTGCTGGTGGTTTAGCACCAACACCAAGTGTTGCACCAGCAGTACCTAATGTTCCTATTAGTAAGATGTATGGTGATAGAGGTTTTTCGCTAAGTTCACTACGAGAATTACAGGGTTTAAATACAAGAGCCAGTGGTGGTTTCGTATCTCCGAGTATGCCATATCTCGTAGGAGAGAAAGGAGCAGAATTATTTATGCCTAAATCTGCTGGTACAATTATTCCAAACGATAAAATGGGTGGTGGAGCAGTCACCATTAATCAAAATCTAAATTTTTCAACAGGAATTGTTCCAACTGTTAGGGCTGAGGTACAAAACCTCATGCCTCAAATTAAGCAAGAAACTGTATCTGCTGTAGCAGAGGCTCGATCTCGTGGTGGTGCATTTGCTAGGACATTTGGTGCATAATGACTGAGCCAACTTATCCATTAACTATGCCAAATTCTCCGAGTAATTTTAAAACTTCGGAATGGAGAATACAAAGAGCAGTTTCAGTTAGTGTATCGCCATATAATTATAAATCATCAGTATCAGATTTTGGTGGTGCAGTTTGGACGACAACAGTCACCTTGCCACCCATGAAAAGAGATGAGGCAGTTGCTTGGCAAGTATTTTTTATGCAACTTCATGGAACTTTTGGAACATTTTTATTGGGCGACCCTGATGCCAAAACTATTCGTGGTGGTTTGACTTCTACAATCAATGTCAATGGAGCTCATTCTGTTGGTGCATATTCTATTGCTATTGAGGGTGCTAATGCCAGTACCTTAATTTTGAAAGCTGGAGATTATATTCAATTTGGGTCAGGTGCTACCTCGAAACTTCATATGGTAGTTGCAGATTGTACCTCAAATGGAAGTGGTCAGGCTACTGTAGAAATTGAGCCTAGATTAAAGACAGCTTTAGCAGATGACTCAACAATCGTACACAGCAATACAAAAGCTGTGATGAGAATGGAAAGTGCCGAATTATCGTGGACAGCAGATCAAATTTCAGTATATGGCATATCTTTTAGTTGTGGCGAAGTAATATAGCTCAAAACACATCAAATATAGTCAATATAAATATTTTCTAATAATACCCTAATATCCATAGCAAAATAATTTTTAATTGCCAAAATGAGTGCAATTAGCTCGTTTTATTGCCATATGTTCAAAAATTGTACAAAAATAGTTCTTGACTTATACTTTCAGTATGCTATACTATAAGTATAGATAGAAAAAACTATCTTAAAAAAAATTCGAGAAAGAAAAAGTATAACACGGAAGTGACTCGTTAAAATTCGTTGGGAGTTAGAAGATATGCCCGATAGCAACTGGTGAGGTTTGGCAACCTACAAGGCTAGGAGGATTGCATAGTCCAACAACATTTAGAGTAAGTCTATAAATGGCTATAGATACTGCTTTAAAGATTTTTGGTGTTGTAGTTTAACTATGAGGATAATTCATGAATAAAATTACAAAGCTAATTAACAAAAAAGTTGATCGTGAAGATTACAAAAAATTTGTTAATAATGTTCATCAAAAAATGGAAGAAGAAAATAATAATACTCTACCGACATTCAAAGAATGTAAGAGTGCTATTAAAAGACTCTATCGTTTTGAGATGAAAAAATCACTACCTAAACATTATACATTCAAAGAAACATCAGGTAATAGACATACTTGGTGTCAGGCATATGAATGGAGAATAAATAACCAATCTAATTGGAGAGATATTATCCATAGTGCTTGTCATTGGATAGAGTATAGGAAATATGGTAGTGAGGCAAAAATACATAATCTTAATTCATTTCGTATGGAGAAAAGATTTGTAGAGTATGCTTACAAACATAAATGGCATATGGGAAGTCTAATAAGACAGACCAAACCAAAAGTGGAAGTCAACAAAGATGTTTTGATGATTGAAAGATTGACTAACAATATTCTTAGAAAAGAATTAAAGTTAAAAACTACAATCAAAAGAACTGAAACTCTCTTGAAGAAAGATCGAAAGAAACTTCGATATTACCAAAAGAAAGTTGCTAATGGCATTGTTAACAAACCTAGAGCCAAAGGTTATAAGGTAGAATCTTATAAACAGAAAGCTGAAAGGTTGATTGAGCTTAATCCTAATATTGAGCTTGACCCATATCATGAACTTTATGATGGAAGTGCTTTTTTTCCATGTAAGATTCATAGTGTTAATGATGACCTTATAGACCCACACACTGGCGAAGAATGGTGCAGTGAACAACACGAGCATTATTCTTGGAAACCATTATACGAAGATATACTTCGTTATAGTGAAAATAAATAACAATTAACTATGACTACAACACCAATTAAATAAATAATTTAACTTAACAAACGAGAGGATAATAAAATGTCATTCGATAGAATAACAAAGCAAATAGTAATTACCATGACAGTAGATCAGAATACTGATTCTGTAAATCATGGTCTATTACAATTAAACAAAAAAACAGTAGAAACTAAATTAGAAGTGAATGATTTAGGAGCTAGTGAAGTACCTGAAGAGTTGTTTAAAAAAGATGAGTTAACCAGTGGAAAAATAGAACAAGAAATCTATGATTTACTGAAACCATATTTTGAAAATATGACAGGTATTCCAATCATTGAAGAGGGTCATAGAAATGATAAAAAAATCTAAGACAAAAAAAATAAAGAAAAAGTCTAACAGGAAACAGGCAAAGAAAAAACCTGAAGAATGTGAACACTTATCTAAACACTTTCTGTTTTAAAGAAAGAAGAAAGCACTCATGATTAATTTCATGGGTGCTTTTTTTTTGCTTGTTATTTTAATTTGTTTGTATAACTACCCACAAAAAATAAAAAGAATTAACCTTAGATCAAATATGAAACCTAGATTATTGAGATAATGGGTTATCACTTCGAGCTTTCATTTCTTTAACGACAGCATCTAGAACTTTTATTTCTGCCTCATTGACAGCAATCCTTAGTTCTAATGGTTTAATGTCAGGAGCTGATTTTTTCTCAAGCACAGCTAAGCGATTAGAGATTTCTCCA